TATTCCTCAAATAGATATAACGTATCCTTTTTATGTCAGAAAATTTGATTTATTGGGTATTAGAGATCATTACCCAATGCTCTATACTTCAATTCCTGAAACTAGATGGGTTCCATGTGCTAGTTGCATGCACGAAGCATTTGATAAGGAATATGAAGTGAAACATGATGTTGTATTTTTTACTCATCAATCACTACCGATGTTTCTTATTCATCAAATGCCAAAACAAACTTGGGACTATCCTCATATGGCAAATGATAATACGTCAACATTTGAAAAGGCAATAGAATTTATTGGAAGTGGTGATGTTGTTGTTACAAATTCTTATCATGGTGCTTATTGGGCGACTCTTTTAGGAAAAGTTGTAGTTGTATTTCCATGGGCATCTAAATTTTATGGATTAAAACATAAACCTATTTTCTGTCCGGCTCCTGATTGGTGGAAAGCTTTGAATGAAAAAGAACAAAAACAATATAAAGGTTCTCTTGAAGAGTGTCGACAAGCTAATAAAGACTTTCATAAAGAATTAATAAATCATATTTTAAACGTACCACAATCATTTTCGGTGACAACATGAATTTAGACATTTATAAAGCAACAGATATTCCACAAAGACGTGAGGGTAATATCGCGAAAAAATCTTTTGGGGGAACAGAATTAACAACATTAGAGTTATGGTCTCATTTAGAAGAAAAACATAAGAATTATTATCAATGGATAATTTCAAGAATATATGACGATGATGTTCAGTCCCTTTTACCAAAACTTTGGTGGTTTCATGATTTAGCAAATGATCCATGTCATAAAATCCTTGATGCGCCTAACGGACAATCACAATTTGAAAAATTCATCTTTTCTAGTCATTGGCAAATGATGACATTTATAGCAAAATATGATTTGCCTACTACTAAATGTGAAGTGATGAAAACAGCGATTTTTCCTCATGATCATTATGAGAAAGAACTTGGAGAGGATGGCAAGTTAAATTTGATATATTGTTCTACACCTCAAAGAGGATTGCACATCTTGTGTAATGCCTTACATGAACTTGAAAGAAATGATTGGCATTTACATGTTTATTCATCTTATAGTGTTTATGGCTGGAAAGAGAATGATCAACCTTTTAATGAGTTATTCACTCATATTGAACAAAATGAAAATATGACTTTACACAAATCTATTATAGGGAGACCTTTAAGAGAAGAGTGGAAAGATATGAATATTTGGGCATATCCTTGTGTCTGGGAGGAGACTTCATGTAGAACCGCTATGGAAGCAATGTCTGCAAGAACAGCAATGTTAACAAATAATTTAGGTGCTTTACCTGAGACTTGTTCAGATCATGCTTTTATGTATCCTTATATTAAAGATGAGATTGAACATTGTTATAGGTTTGCAGATGAACTAGATAAATTAATGGATAATTATTGGGATGAGGATACCTTCGATATAATTGATCGTGCTAAAGCACATGCAGACAAATATTATAGTTGGGATTATAGAGCCCCTAAATGGATAGAAATGTTAGATTTAATGGAGATTGAAGATGAAATCGATGATAATCTCAAAGGAGAAGAAGATTGATTAGAGGAATTGTTTTTTCATGTTTTGATTTACTTCACGCAGGACATGTTACAATGTTAGAAGAAGCAAAAGAACGTTGTGATTATCTTATTGCTGGATTACATGCATATCCAGAACATAAAAATCGGGTAGTTCAATCGTGTTTTGAACGTTATACCCAATTAAAGGGATGTAAGTATGTGGATGAGATTATTCCATATGATTCAGAAGAGGATCTTGCGAATATACTTAAAACAATAAGTCCACTTCATAAAAGATTTTTAGGTAATGAATATTGGGTTGCCAAAAAACCAATAACAGGGTATACTATATGTCAAGATAGAGATATTGATATTTATTATTGTCGAAGAGATCATGAATATAGCTCAACAGAATTAAAGGAACGAATTGTTAGTTTGTCAAACACCACTAAGAGTTAGCTTTCTCGGTGGTGGTACAGATTTACCTGAATATTATAAAAATGCCGATAAACCCGGTAAAGTAATTAGCACAGCAATAGACAAATATACATATGTTGTAGTGAATAGACTTTACAGGAAACAATGGGTATGTAATTATTCTAAAAAAGAAATTTGTAATTCTATTGATGATATTCAGCATGAATATATCAGAGAAACACTTAAACATTTTAAGATAGATTTTGGATTAGAGATTACAACTTTAGCAGATATACCTTCTGAAGGTTCCGGTCTAGCTTCATCGTCAAGTATCTTAGTCGGCCTAATACATGCTATTGGAACTTTAATAAAAGCAGATTTAAACCTGATTGATATAGCTCATTTAGCATGTCATATTGAGATGGAAATCTTAAAGAAGCCAATCGGCAAGCAGGACCAGTTTGCTGTCAGTTACGGCGGTTTTAATGCTATTACCTTTAAGAAATCCGGCAAGGTCCTTATCGATAAGCTAGAAATTGATGAAAATCTTGAAAATATGATTGTTTTAGTTAATACTGGCATATATAGAAATTCATCAGATATTTTGACTGATCAGAGAAAGAATACACAAAGAAAAGTTCAGAAATATAATAGAATGGCAGAATATGTTGAGGAAGGATTACAACATCTAAAGAAAAAAGAATATGTAGAATTTGGATTCGATATAACTAATTCAATGAGGATAAAACAGGAATTAGCTAAAAATATTACAAATGATAAAATAAATCAGTTGGTAACAAGATGCGCACAAGGAATTATAGGTTATAAGATTTGTGGAGCAGGAGGCGGAGGATATTTACTTTTTATGACAGAAGATTCTCACGGGGTACAATCAAAGTTTCCCGAATTAGATACTTTCAAAATACGATTTGACAATCAAGGATCAAGGATAATATTTAATAATGAGAAATAAACAGTGGTATCAACATGCAGTTGAGATTAAAGAGGTATTGTCTTCAGTACGACAAGACCATATTAATAATTTGATAGAAGGTATTTGGGAAACATATGATTCTCAAAAACAATTTTTTATATGTGGTAATGGCGGTAGTGCATTAAATGCTAGCCATTTCGCACAGGACTTATCAAAAGGGGTTATTGAAAATGGAAGTTCAAAACCTAGGATTAGGGCTATTTCTCTTTGTAATGACATTGGCTTCATTACTGCTACATCTAACGATGATTGCTATGATAACATATTTGTGAATCAACTCATAATATATGCTAATCATGGTGATTCTTTATTCGTTTTAAGTGGTAGCGGTAATTCAGAAAATGTCGTTAGAGCTGTTGATTATGCTAAATCTAATGGGATTAATACTTACGGTATTTTGGGGTATGCCGGCGGTATTTTAAAGGCAAAACTCCAAAAGTATATACATATTAACTATAATCATATGGAAACATGCGAAGCTGTGATGTCTGTTATATTACATTATATAATGTGTGAATTAAAATCAAGATATGAAAGTAATAGATCTATCAGAATATAAAAAGAATCGGGATCTTAAAAAATCAACTTCGGAAACACATATTCCTCTGAGATTGAATGAATTTTATAAACATAAAGACTTGCCGTTATTTGTACATATTATTGCACAAAGTATTCCAAGTTTATTTGGTCAAACACAAATGATATTAGCACAAGCACATGATGGTAAAGTATTATGTTTTGAATATGGAGAAGAGGCAAACTGGGAACCTGTTTCTTATGAAGTTTTTGATAAAATAGCACAAGAAATTTTTGATAAAGTAACTCCAGATCCCCCGGAGGCAAGTTAAAATGGCATTTCAAAAAAGATCACTTGAAGCTCAGCACATGGGTTTAGAACCAGACCCGAATGATTGGGATGGTTTAACTGAAGAGCAATTAACAGAAGAATGCTATAATGCATTTAGATGGTATTATAAGTTTTATGATTTTAAAGAATGTATGGAATTTGTTTCTGAATACTATAAAATAAATAAGGTTAAGACAACTTCACCTAAAAAGATTAAACCAGTAGACTTAATGGAAGTGGGAATGCATGTTGGTTATATTGCACGATTAAAAACAAGGGGTTGTGGATTTTTACCTGAAAAGTTTGAAGAACTCTTCATTGAAAAATTAAAAAAGATTGAATCAATTGCGGAAAAGAGGCAACATGAACAGAAAGAAGCCCAAGCTGAAAAGGTAAAGCCAAATATTCAAGAAAGAATGCGCATCTTGGCAAAAAACATACGTTATGATATAGAAGAAATTGTAGATGAACAACTTGAGAATGATTTTAAAATTAAGTTTAATTTTAAATCTTTTATAAAACAAAATAAAATTTCCAAACCGGTTGCTAAGCATTTAAAAACAGAGATTAATGAATTGGCAGATGAAATAAGATTATCCAAAACAGATCCAGACCTTAAAGAAGCATATAGTCATTTAAATGGAATTATTAAAAATAAATTAATTAAATTTTATGATACTTTAATAGAAGAATGTGATAATATTCAAACAGTGAGAAAGGAAAAAGACAAACCCGTTAAATTAAATTGGTATAGAAGGAATAAAAATAAAAAGAAAAAGAAAAAATGATATTAGTTGACTACAACCAGATGATAATTGCTAATTTTATGGTATATCGAAAGCAATATGATCCTGATAAAGAAAGTGAGATGATTCGTCACATGGTTATGAATAACATTAAGATGATTCGTAATCGATTTTGTGACAAATACGGAACAGATATGGTTTTTTGTTGCGATAATAAAGGTAATTGGAGAAAAGATTATTTTCCATTATATAAAGCTAATCGTAAAAAGGCTAGAGAAGAAAATAAACAGAATATAGATTGGAAATCTTTATTTGAGGTTATTGATACTATTCGTAGTGAAATAAAAGAACATTTGCCTTATAAAGTTGTCAATATAGAAGGTTGTGAAGCAGATGATATTATAGGTGTTATTTGTAAAAATTATAATTCAGAACCAATTTTGATTGTTTCTTCAGATAAAGATTTTATTCAGCTACAGAAATATAAAAATATTTCACAATGGTCTCCTTTGTCAAAGAAATTTATAAAAAATGAAAAACCAGAAGAACAATTGAGGACTTTGATTGTCACTGGCGACCGGAGTGATGGAATACCTAATATATTGTCAAATGACAATTGTTTAGTTGAGGGTTTGCGACAAAAACCAGTTTCAAAGAAAAAAATTGAGAGTTGGTTAAGTGGAAAACCAGAAGAATTGTTTGAAGGTGAGGTTTTACGTAACTATAAAAGGAATGAAATTTTAATAGATTTAGCACGTATACCAGATCCAATTCAGATAAATATACTAACACGGTACGAAAGCGATCAGTATGCCGGCCGTGATAAAATGCTTAATTATTTTATTAAGCATAGACTTAAAGAATTGACAGAATCCATTCAGGAGTTTTAGATTATGACACTTATAGAATTGTTTAACGCGATTGATAAAGCAAAAAGTCAGAAGGAGAGAGGGGAATTACTTACACAAAATAAAACAGATCATTTGGAAAATATGTTATGGTATACATTCCATCCGGATGTAAAGTTTTTATTGCCTGAAAGTGATCCACCGTTTATAGCTCAAGCAGAAGACCCAAGATCAACAATGCTTTACGGACAAATCCGTAAATTTAGGTATTTTGTAGAGGGCCCGGGCGGAACTGATTTTTGTGCAGGTGCAAATATAGACCCCAGCAGACGAGAAGTAATGTTTATTACTATGTTAGAAAGCGTAACACCACGAGAGGCCAAGATGATACTAGGCGTAAAAAATAAAGATTTAGGCATCAGTGGGCTTACATATCGACTAGTACAGGAAACATTTCCTCATCTCATCCCTCCATTGCCGGTATCGGAAAAGAAAAAAACAAAGTAGTATCACTTATATACATGAGAAGTGTGACAAACATTTCGGAGTAAACATATGTTTAAGTTATTAACGTTATCTATTGCTATCGCTATAGTAATGGTAATGTATCCAGTAAAAATAGTTCATCAAATTGCGGATGCTAAAGTAAGCACTACGCAAGTACTATTAAAACCGCGGGTAGAAAATATTACATTAAAACAACATCTAGAATCACCAAATATTAATCTAGAATCGCGACAAACATCCTGGAAACAAAAAGAAAGAATATATCCACAAGATGAAATATCTTGTTTAGCACATAATATATATTTTGAAGCAGCGATTGAAAGTACTGCTGGCAAATTAGCAGTAGCTTTTGTTACACACAATAGAGTAGTGGATAAAAATTTTCCAAATTCCTATTGTAAGGTAATTCATGAAGCAGCATTGCATCATACTGGTTTTCCTAAGAGAGATCGGTGTCAATTTTCTTGGTATTGTGATGGTAAACATGATGTACCATATCCAGGAAAAAATTGGGCCCATATTCAAGGCTTAGCAAAATGGTTTTATCAAAGCAACGAAAGAGATCATTTAAGAGACAT